TAGAGATGAGAATGCAGACAGGTGAACCTTACCTCCACTTTATTGATACATCTAATGAACATATGCCAGTATGGTTAAAGCAAAGAGGCTTAGAGATAAACCAAAGTAATCTATGCAGTGAAATAATATTACCAACTAATAAAGATCGTACAGCTGTATGTTGTCTATCAAGTTTAAATTTAGAATACTTTGATGAATGGGGTAGAAATAAACAATTTATTAGTGATGTAGCTGAGATGTTAGACAATGTACTAACATACTTTATAGACAATGCACCAGATGCTATTAGTAGAGCAAAGTATAGTGCAACACGTGAACGTAGTATAGGTTGTGGAGCATTAGGTTTTCATGCATATCTACAACGTAAAAATATACCATTTGAAAGTATAGCTGCCAAGTCTCTTAACGTACGTATCTTTAGACATATAAGAAAACAAATGGATATTGCTAATATTAAACTTGGATTAGAAAGAGGAGAAGCTCCTGATGCTAAAGGTACAGGATTTAGATTCAGTCATGTAATGGCTATTGCTCCTAATGCATCTTCTAGTATCATTATGGGTAATACATCTCCTTCTATTGAACCATGGAGAGCTAATGCATATAGACAAGATACTCTATCAGGTGCCTTTTTAAATAAGAATAAGTACCTGGATGCTCTTATTAAAGTTAAATGTGAAGAAGATGATAAGTTAGACTACGATAAAATATGGAGAGAAATTATATCAAGTGAAGGTAGTTGTCAAACAATAAAATGCTTGACTGATGATGAAAAAGAACTATATAAGACATCAATGGAAATAGATCAAAGATGGGTTATAGAACATGCAGCAGACAGACAAAAATTTATCGATCAAGCGCAATCCCTTAATGTATTTTTTAGACCGGATGCCAACATTAAGTATCTCCACGCTGTGCACTTTCTTGCATGGAAATCAGGTTTAAAGACTTTATACTATTGTAGAAGTGAAAAGATAGGTAAAGCGGATAAAGTATCGAGAAGTATAGAACGTAACATAATCAAAGAACTAGACATGACTGTATTAGCTACTAATCCAGAAGAGTGTCTGGCATGCGAGGGATAGATGGAAAAAAAACTAAAAGTAACAGACACAAGAGAATATTTTAAACCATTTCATTACCCATGGGCATATGATATGTGGCTAAAGCATGAGCAATCGCATTGGTTACATACAGAAGTACCTATGATGGGTGATGTTAAAGATTGGAAACTAAGATTAACACAAGAAGAGAAGTTCTTCTTAACTAATGTGTTTAGATTCTTTACACAGTCTGATATAGATGTTGCAGGTGGTTACATTAATAACTATCTACCTAACTTTCCACAACCAGAACTAAGAATGATGCTATCAGGCTTTGCTGCTAGAGAAGCTCTACACATTGCTGCTTATAGTCATCTGATAGAGTCCTTAGGTATGCCTGATACTATGTACAATGAGTTTAATGAGTATGATGCTATGAAAGAAAAGCATGAGTTCTTCCAAAGTAAGATTATGAATGGAGCTAACATACCAATTAAGATTGCTGCTATTAGTGCATTCACAGAAGGACTGTCACTATTCAGTTCCTTTGTAATGTTACTTAACTTTCCACGTCATGGTAAGATGAAAGGTATGGGTCAGATAGTTACATGGTCTATAGTAGATGAGACTATGCATACTGAAGGTCTAATCAAACTATTCAGAACATATGTTGAAGAGCATAAAGAGATGTGGAATGATGAAACAAAAGGTCAAATCTATACTGTATGTGAAAAAATGGTAGAGTTAGAAGATAAGTTTATTGATCTAGCATTTACAATGGGTAAGGTTGAAGGTCTAAGAGACACAGAACTAAAAGAATATATCAGATACATTGCTGATAGAAGATTAATATCTATGGGTATGAGAGGCATATATAAAGTAAAGAAGAACCCTCTACCGTGGGTCGAGGAAATGATTAACGCACCCACACATACAAACTTTTTTGAGAACAGAGCTACTGATTATGCTAAAGGTGCATTAGGTGGTGACTGGTCAGAAGTTTGGGCACAATAGGAGAGAAAAGATGGATACATTTTGGGTACATATAGCAATAGGCGTTATAGCTTGCTTAATAACAGCTTCTTGGGGCTTTAGAGCTGGACGTGATGTGGGTATTGAAGTAGGATTAAAAAGAGGTAAAGACATTATTCCAGAACAAATACTTGCTAAGTTTAAGCAAATGGATATGCGTATACAAGCTCTTAAAAAGAAGAAATAGAAAAAGGTAAATTAATGGAAGCTCCAGTCAAAAAAGAATACGAATGTCAAAGTTGTGGTTCAATGTATTATGTAATATATGATCCTGATGAGGTTGAGTTAAAACTAAAAGCTGGTCCTGAACTCTGTCCATTTTGTGGGTCATCTGTAGAAGAAGCTTTACTAGATATTGAGAATGTAGGTGAGACTGGTTACCTTGGTGGTATGGAAGCTACAGATAATGCTGAATTTGGAAGAGGCGTTGATTGGATGGATGATGATGATTAAAAAAAGATGTGTTGTTGGAATAGACTATAGTACGTCAAGCCCTTCAATATGTATTAATGTAGGACAAGATATTGATTTTCATTATCTTACTACAGTACAAAAAAACTGCAAAATAACAGAAGAAGGTAGATTTACTTTTGCTGGAACACACTTACCAAAATATAGTTTAAAAATACAACAATATGATTTCATAGCTAAATGGGCTATGGGTGTATTAGATTTATATGATATACATCATGTCTTTATTGAAGACTATGCGTTTGGTGCTACAGGTAAGGTATTCCATATAGGAGAGAACACTGGTCTATTAAAGTATAGATTATATAAAAGAGACTACTCATATCAAATGGTTGCACCTACAATGATAAAGAAATTTGCTACACAAAAAGGTAATGCCAACAAAGAAATGATGTTAGATCAATTTAATATGGAAAATAATATTGATCTTAGGGAAGTTATAGGAACAAAGACAGAGAATCCAATTAGTGATATAGTAGATAGTTATTATATCTGGCAATACGCATACGTACATACAACACCGCATGTACCTGAAGAAGTGATACAAGTAATAGAACCATGAAAAAGTATCTAGTAACTCTATTAATCCTTGTAACACTATGTGGAATAAGATTTGCTAATCCCTGGTTCCTAGATGTAATGCGTCTCAAAGCATTAGACAATCACCAAAGACAACAAGAGACAGTAATAGTAGACAATATAGTAACAGTAGAGATTAACAACGATACTCTAGCTGAATATGGTCAATGGCCATTCCCCAGAAAAGATTTAGCAGATCAAGTACATAGATTATACAGCCATGGTGCTGGTCTAGTTATAATGCCTATGCTATTTGCTGAGCCAGATAGGTTTGGTGGAGATGAAGCATTTACACAAATGTTATTAGAGACACCTACAATTATAGGACAGGTACCAGCACAAGTAACAGATGGTAGTCCTGTAACAAGAGGTGTTGCTGCTGTAGGTCAATCATGGGAAGGTTGGCTATACAGATATGGTGGTGCAGTTGGACCTATAAAAGAATTTGCTGATGCAGCAATAGGTGTAGGTATGTTAATTGTAAGTCCAGAGGCTGATGGTGTAGTAAGAAGAGTACCATTGGTTGTAGATATAAATGGTGAAATATTTCCATCTATGTCTATGGAGATTATTAGAACAGCTGCTGGAGATATAAGCTATCAGATTAAGACTGGTGCTGGAGGAGTAGAAGCACTACGTATACCAAAGTATGGTAAACAGATAGTAGATGGTAATGGTAACTTGTGGATAGATTTTAAGTATAAGACAGAGGTGTATCCATTACATAAAGAGATACCATACTTAGATAGTAAGATAGTTATACTATCATTGACAGCATCAGGTTTAGATAGTGTCGTTAGTACACCAGTTGGTAATATATACAATCATGATCTTATAGCAGCTACTACAACTACCATGTTACAAGGTACAAATATTAGTAGACCTTACTGGTCTGACTTTGCTGAGCTAGGTGTATCCTTTGGTTTAGGTTTAATTATAGCTCTTACAGTACTAATATTTAAATGGTATGCGGGCGCAATTCTCTTACCTACGTTTACTCTGGGGTCATACTATGCTAGTTTTTATCTGTTTAATACAAAGAGTTACCTATTAGACTGGTCATGGCCTATCCTTACAGTATTTGTGGTATGGGCAGCTGCTGCCTTCATGAGATTTATGTCAGAGTACAAATTAAGACAACTAATCAAGAAACAATTTGAACATTATTTAGATCCAGCACAAGTTGCTATCCTACAGAAGCATCCAGAGAAGTTGAAGCTCGGTGGTGAAAGAAAAGAGATGTCATTCTTGTTCATGGACATAGTAGGATTTACTCCTATATCAGAACACTATAAAAATAATGATGATCCAGAAGGTCTATGTGAAGTTATAAATGACTACTTAGATAGAATGACAAAGATAGTTCAGAAGAATGGTGGTACAGTAGATAAGTATATGGGTGACTGTATAATGGCATTCTGGAACGCTCCACTAGATTGTGAGAACCATGCTGAGATGGCTGTCAAGACTTCAATAGAATGTGCTGAAGAGACAGAGATGATGAAAGCTGAGTTCAAGGCCAAAGGTCTACCAGACATTAACATAGGTTCTGGAGTTAACACAGGTGAATGTATAGTTGGCAATATGGGATCATCAACTAGGTTTGATTACTCTGTGATAGGTGATGCTGTTAACTTAGCAGCAAGACTAGAAGCACAGACAAGAAACTATCCTAATTGTACAACCTTATTCTCTCAATACACAAGAGATCAATTATATTATATACAATGCAAAGAGTTAGATAAGATAAAAGTTAAAGGCAAAGAAGAACTGATTACTATATACGAGCCTGCATAAGACACCATATATAATACCTTATTCTTTTTCTTTTTTCTTTTTGGATATAACGTAGTAGTGTTTGTTGGTCCATAACACACTCCCTTCTTAAAGAGTGCGTTCCTTCGGATAATTCCTAC